TTCCATATTTTATTAAAAATGGATACGATGGGGAGGTACGACTCGTATCGCGTTCGGTAACCGGTGATAGGTTGGACCGTATGGGACGTACGTGTGGGCATTCAGTGAAAAAGTACTCGCGATCTGGTGTGGAAATGAATTGGACGTGTGCTTCCTATCGAATTGCTGATATTCCATTTAAAGCTGGAGATTGTATGACGGTCAGTGTAGCACATAGCTCTTCACCTCATATAGTTGCTGTGCATTTATTAGGTAACACACAAGATCCATATTGCGGAATTGGTGCGACGCTGCATTACGAAGAACTAAGATCGGCTTTGCAAAATGTTGATTTTAGTTTTGTGACTCAAGGCACTGCACCAATAGCACCATGTTATTATGGAGTGGATATTGGGCTTACAGATGACATCAAGAGACATTCACCAGTGAATTTTATAACATCTGACAATATCACTATTTTGGGTTCGGTCAAAGGTGGGACCACACCAACATCACATGTGTCGCCATCATTAGCTGTTCCATATTTAAAGCCCATTTTTGGTGATTCTAAATGGGGCAAGCCTAAGTTTAAATCTGCTGATGGCAAAACGTGGCAGCCTTGGTTCACACATCTGGAACAAGTTGCACATTGCTGCATAAGTGTTCCACACCAGGATTTACGACGTGCTCTTAAAGATTATTTACAGGACATAATACCCATTTTTTCTAAATATCGGAAGAACCATATCGCATTAACAGAAGATGAAACAGTCAATGGTGTACCTGGAAGTCGTTTTTTAACAGGATTGAACATGTCGACATCATGTGGTTTTCCAATGGGGGGGAAGAAAACAAAATATGCAACTCAAACTTTTGTTGACGGACACCTTAAATACACATTTACCGATGAACGCATATGGACAAGATGGTATCAAATGGCTGATGAAATTCGAAACAACCAGATCCCAGTGACCATTTTTAAAGCCACCCTTAAAGACGAGCCAACAAAACTAGATAAGGATAAAGTACGTGTGTTTCAAGCCGCAGACATAGCATTTTCACTCGGAGTTAGGAAATATTTTATGCCCTTGATAAAGACAATTTGTTTGCATCCGCTATTGACAGAATGTGCTGTTGGCATTAACCCTTTTTCGCTAGAATGGGAGGAATTACACGATCACGTGTCAAGTTTTGGATGTGATACAATAGTTGCTGGTGATTACAAAGGCTGGGATATGTCCTTACCCGCAGTGCTTGTACAATGTGGAATGGAAGTGTTATTGACTATGGCACGCGAGTGTGGTGATTATACACCAGATGATTTGTGTATCATGAAAGGTATAGCTAATATTTTGTACTCGCCCATTATAAATTTGGACGGTACTTTGATCCAGTACCATGGTACAGTACCAAGTGGACACAATTTGACATCCGTTTTAAATTCCATTTGTAACAGTCTTATATTGCGATGTGCATTTTATAACAAACCTTCTAGACTCGATTTGAATTTTAGACAATATGTCAAAAACATTACATATGGCGATGATTTTATGGCAGGTACTGATTCAACTGTTGCTTTTACTTTGGTAGAATACCATGATTACCTTCAGGAAAATGTTGGCATGGTTGTAACCATGCCAGATAAAAGTTCAACGATCAGACCTTATATGTCTTTACATGAAATTGATTTCCTAAAACGGAAGAGTACATGGTTGCCTTATTTGAACACGCATATCGGGGTTTTAGACATAAACTCTATACACAAGAGTTTATACACAACTATGTGTACCAATCCACCTGATAGGAACAATGTATTTTGTGCTGTTTTACAATCTGCCATGCACGAACTTTTTTATCATGGTGAAGATACTTATAACAAATACATAGACATATTTAAGCACATTTGTACGGAAGAAAAAATTGCTTCAGGCGATATATTTCTATCGTTCACAACAAGGGTCGAAAATTGGCATGTAACATACGCCAAGACTAGACCCACAACTTCTTGTGTATTGGATGACACAATACCGCATTTGATGCTTGCACAGGAAGAACACACATGCCATTCCGGCGGGGGAATGAGCCCGTCAATTGTATATAATAAGCCGCAATATATAATAGACGCTAAACAAACTCGGTTTACTAAGAACAATAAAGAAATAATCAAGAGTGATAGCAACACTATAAAACACGAGAGATGTCTACTCGATTTAGACATTGAGCAAGCTGGTAGCAATATCAAGCCCGAGACAACTAAATCGGCCGTTGTGCAATTCAATACGGCAAATGATTGGTCAACACACGTACCTAGTTCCAGAGATGAAACATTTAGGCTGATGACTGACAATGATGCCGCAATTTACGACGTATTTAAGCGCCCTGTCCCCATTCACACTATGTCTTGGGATTTAAATACATTTTTTGAACCAATCACTTTAAATGTATTAGGAGCCTGGATTGCCAACAGTGAGAACGTTAGGAATAAGTTGCAACATTATAGATACATCGGAGGGACAATGTGTCTTAAATTGACAGTAAATGGATCAGCTTTCATGTACGGTAAGGCACTAGCAGCCGCTCAATACTGGCCACAGATGTCTGGTAGTACCAAACCAGCACCCATACCCCTAGAGCTCACAGCAATGACTTCATTGCCTCACATTAGTATTGTGCCATCAGATGGCACTGCTGGTTGTTTGTCTTTGCCATTGTTATCACCAATTGGAACCGTAGAACTAACACCAGAAGATGAACCACTACGTCTGATTTTACGTGCTATGACGCCATTACGATCGATTCAAGCAACTAGTGACACTTGCACTATAACTGTTTGGACGTGGTTTAGTGATTATGAACTGTCAACCACCTGCCTAGAATCAATTGGTTCTTGGACAGAACAAGGAAGTGATGAATACTCACGGCCACTGGTTTCTACCTCAGCCACTGGATTGGCTAGGTTTATAGGGAAATTGAATAATGTACCTTATATAGGCCCGTACGCAAGAGCTTCTGAGATAGGAGTTGGTGCCTTCGGCGCGATTGCTGAATTGTTTGGCTATTCAAAGCCGTCCAAAATTCCCCATCATAGTAGCATGCAAAATAGACCAATAAGTAATTTAAACCATTTTAATGGAGAAGATTCATCTGTCAAATTATCACTTGATTGCAAACAGGAAGTAACTGTTGACCCTTGTGTGACTGGTTATGGTGCTGGAGATGAAATGTTGATTTCACATATAGCACAGAAAGAATGCTATTTAACCACCATGCCATGGAGTGCAGCTGAAATTCACAACACATTGCTAGGTAGGTTTGCTGTTAACCCAGGGATTTCTTACATTGGCGAAACAGAATTGGGTGCAACTGAACTTAAACAAGCTTGTTCATATATCACTCCCACTTGCCTAGCACATGTCAGTTATCCATTCAAATATTGGCGAGGGACTCTGAAATATAGGTTTGAAATTGTTGCTTCACCATTTCACAAAGGGAAATTACGCTTGGTATATAATCCAAGGTATATACCTGGAAATGTCGGCAGTCTTGATTCAACGTTAGTACATTCACATATCATTGATTTATCAGTTGAGCGTGAATTCACCATGTGTGTTGGATGGGGTAGTGCTCACAATTATTTGAAAGTGCTAGGGCCTGACCAAATTAGTAGTGGTACTACGTGTTGGTCTTTTGATCCAGCCGCTGACATAGAGTACGAGCCTAGCTTTGTCAATGGACATTTAGCTGTGTTGGTTGTAGATCCATTAACTTGTGCATCTGCCAATGACGTTGATATTTTAGTATATATAAGTGCACATGATGATTTTGAGCTACAGGAGCCAACGTCACGTTTAATCCGTAGATACCATACTTGTGACACTCAATATTCTAATTTGGGATTCGTCGAACAGTCAGGCACACTTGATGTGCCTGGGAATGGTAATAAAATAGAGACAACCAGCGCGGTTGAAAAACCATTGAACGACACACCTACGTCACATTCTTTAATTGACAAATTATCAATGATACATTTTGGTGAAAGGATTGTTAGTATTCGACAATTGTGTAAGCGTTATTGTTCTGGTGGAGTATATGTCCCGACCATAGTACCAAATGGAAGGGTAATGTGGAATATAAACGATTTTCCATTTTACACGGGGCCTGATACTAATGGTATGTATAGTGCAGGACTACTTGGAACATACAACCACGGAACACCGGCAAACTATTTGAATTACTTCGCTCCATGTTTCCTGATGCGACGTGGTTCAATTCGCAACAAATACACTGTCAACATTCTTGAAAAAAGTGATCAACCAATTAGCTGTACTAGCATGCTTGTTGCACGTTCATACTATAGTGGCTATAATTACACTACTAGAGAGTTTGCCCCCGATGAGACAGCGCTAGAAATGGCCAGATCGGTGAATGATTTTATAAATCATGCACCTGCTAGTGGTTGTGACATAGTTGCACCGTTAGTCAAAAACACCATTGAGGTGGAGATGCCATTTTATAGTGGTCGTCGATGGTATTTTTCGCAAGAGCGTGATATAAATGGTTCCTTGGACATTCCCAATGAACCACTTTACCACATGCGGAATTTAAACTTCCACAATTTGATATTAGATACTAGCAATTTAGGTTCTGAAAGCTCTACATTATATGTTCAGAGACATACAAGTGCAGGAGATGATTTTTCATTAACTTGCTATCTATATCCACCAACATTATTCGTTTTGGCACCTGAATCCTATCCAGGTCTTGTTGGTTAACAAATAAATAAATAAAGCCAAAACCCCGCAGCAGACGGGTCACATTGATTGAACTTGCAATTTTTCCATAACAAGTGGGTTTTAAGTATATTATGACGCTATCGTATTATAATAGCTCTATACCATTTTCCACTTTCGGC